CCGCATATAGGTCTAATTCTAATGTAACGGCCATTACGCCACCGCTTCCTGTACTTCTTGTAAAACTTACTGCCATATTTCATCATCTCCTTGTTTTTCTTTCGTCTCCATCAGGCGAGGTCCCTAATACTTGCTTGTGCTCCGAAGAAAGTTGTCCATACTTCACCCATGGTTCGGTATAGACCTTCCTGACCGAGTCTGTTGATTGCGAACGGATCGCCAGTCTCGATACCAGACTCGAAGTACTGAGTCGGAATTGCCGTGGAGAAGTACATATAATCAGTGTCTAAGAGATACATACGACTTAGACCGTCTTTTTCTACGTCTTTGGATGGAATAATTGGTACTCCATTGTATGTTGCAACAATGAAACCTGCTTCGATACCGGGTACACCCTTTACACCGTTGTAGGTTGGAGTAACTCTCTTTTCTTCCATGAATCTCTGCTGTGCTTGTAGCAACTGCTGTAGACGCATTAGAGTATCATATCCAGTTAAGATAACCTTTGGATTACCACCACGTTCCCATACTTGCTGGAAGATAGTGTCCAAGTGGTCAAGACTTAGAGTTCTACGACTTCCTGCTGCTGCATCAGCCGCACAGTTAACTTCTGCTGCGGACCATGAGTTAGCACTTCGGTCAATACTGTAAATGTCTAGGTCTGCCGCCGCATCAACGTGTTCATTACCACCAGTGGTTTTTAGACCAGTAAGACCTGTTCCAGCACCGTCTCCAGCAGTAATTCTGTCAAGTGATTCAAAGTTGTTACCTGCTACCGTAGAAGTATCTACAAGAAGCATCTTGTTGACCATCTCAGCATGGTGTTTACCCATTTCTTCCTTAAGGACAGAGCGGATATCTCCTAAACCATCATCCTTGTCAGCAAGGAAGATAGCAACTTCGCTCATGTCGAATGAGTGAGCGATAGTCTTAGGCTTTGCAGCGACGTGCTGGAAGGTAGGCTTTACAGTTTCAGGAAGTGTTCCATTCTCTGCAATTCCACCGTGTAATACACCAGAATTAGGCTTCTCTGTAATAACTCTCCAACCACTGCGATCCCATGGGCGCTTTGGTAGGATACTGAATGCGTTGAATTCTTGGTTCAACTGAGACCAAACTTTGCGACCGTAGATCGCTTGGTAAGTTCCAGCAGTTGTGGATAGCATTGGGGCATCAGCCTTTAGCAACTCACTGCCAGTGTAGGAGTAACCCATTGCATTTCCAGCGCCATAGTAGTAGCGCTCCATATCTGTGACTGTTCGTACGTAGTTTCTTGCCATATTTTTCATCTCCTTATTTTAGTATCTCCACTTATTCGTCCCTAAAGACGCTCCCAGCAAGTTGATGGACTTCTTCCCAAGACATACTTGCTAAATCTGCTGTAGATGGTACTGCGACATCCGAGGATACGGATTTAGCGATTGGTGTACCAGCACCAGTGGAGAGATTGTCAATTCGGTCATTAAGAGCACCAAGAGCCTTCATGACTTCATCAAGAGGACCGCGTGCATCAAAGTTAGCAGCAGCAGCCTTCTGTAGTTCAGCCTGAGTTTCTGATTGGAAGCGCTCTTCAAAGTGCTTCTCTAAGTCACTCTTGTAAGCCTGTTCTGCGCGAGCAGCCTTGTATACTTCGTATGCTGCTTCTAATTGAGATGAGTCAACAGCATCAGCAGTGATGAAGTCACTCTTCTCAACTTTGCCACCGCCACGAGACAATCCTGCTCGTGCAATAGCGTTAGTAGATGGGGAGCCACCTTCTTGTGCTCGACCCTTTACTTGTCCAGCGAAGTAGTTAGCACCGTCTCCGATTGATTCAGGAGTAGAACCAAGGTTTGCTTTTGCTACATCATCGAAATGAGCACGAGCACCATCAGTGTCTATACCATTGGATTTTAGAGTGTTCTCCATCCAGTCAAGATACTCAGCGGTGATAACATCAGAGTACTCGGACTTTTCTTTGTCGTCCTTGTCCTCATCCTTCATCTTTCCTTCCATCTTGTGTTCTCCGCCGTACATTTTCTCTTCGGATTCATCATCTTTAGATTTATCCTTAGATTTCTGTTCTTTCATATGTTCTTTGAGTCCGGGTGGTAAGTTCTCACCCTTCTCCATAGAATCAAGTCGGCCTTCTAAGCGTTCAAGAACGCTACTCATTTGTTCCATTACATCGTCGGTCATTTTTTTCACCTGTTTTTCATTTCTTTTGTCTTCTTTTAAGATTCTAAATGTTGCTTCTGGATTAATTCCTTTTTCGCAGATTGTTACTTCATGTAGTTCGAGTTTTGATATTTCTTGGTAACTTCCGTGTGTATTATCGCTTTTGTTTACTCGCTTGAATGCTTGTCCACCTATGCTGAATCCACGAAGATTTCCTTTTCGTACTTCTGCTGCAACCTCCCTCGCTTTTTCTATATCATTTCTTAATTGTACTACTACGAACATTCCGGCGTCATCTACTTCGCTTTTCCACATTCTCCCGTTGCTGTCCGTATAATTTGGAATTACTTCTCCTACTTGTATATTTGAATGCGCTAATTGTACATTTCTAAATTTTGGATCGGTCATGAATTTCTTGAATGCATCTTTCAAAGCCGAACGCGTTATTAAATCTCCTTGTTTGTCTACAAGTTCCACAGAGGCATATCCTGCAACGACGAGGTCAGACCCCGCCTTGAGCAGTTCAATACCAGATTGCTGTGGTTGTCGTAGCACACTATTCCTCCTAAGCCCATGTTCATGTATATGAATAAAACGGTTTAGTCCTCCCGCATCTCAATTTGATTTTCACCAGACTGCTCTAACATTCTTCTTTTCTTACGCGCTTGTGGGTATTCACTCTCAGGATCTTCTGTAGGGCGCTCCAACATGTCCCAATCAGGCATGGATTGTTCACTTCTTAGTTCAGTAGGCCCCCTTGGAGACTCTATTTGTGCCCCAACGTCAATACCAAGACCCTGAGCGCTTACTCGACCAGTCATCTTTTCTTTCTTTATTCGCTCAGTTAAATCAGTGATACGTGATAACATGTCTAACATTTTCTTTTGTTTTTCAGGTTTGAGAATATTGTCATCATCATCTTCTTCAATAACACCAGCAGACTCTTTTTCAGATGCTTCACGATGTTTAGGGTTAGTCATACTACGAACTTTACCCGCTTCTGGGATTTTAACGCGATGTTCAAGAACATCCAAATCGAGTCGTTCTAACTTCTTACTAATGAGCACAGAGGCAACATCGTGCCAAATAGGACGCATACTTTCTGCTAACAATATAGGATAATCTGTATTCATTAAAGGAGAAAGCGTACCTTTAGGACTATGCGCCCAATATCCATTTCTTGTTTTCTCCATCTTGTATAGTACATCATCAATTCCATCAAAAGATACTGTGAGCACATCGTCAACTATACTCAAATCATACTTTACTGGTATAATTGGATGAGACTTAGCAAGAAGACCAAGGGACTCTAAACTGGCTGGACTTTCTACATCACTAGCGGCGCGTATAGTATTAGGAGTTACATCATAAATTGTCTTCTCCCCTCTTCTTTTCGCCTTAACTCCTGATACAGATACCCGTACGATGTCCCCTTCTTCAAACGGTTTTGGACTTTTTACAGTGCCAACGTCAAGATATGTAGCCCCTTCATGTTCAACACCTCGATTTCCAAGATCGTCTTCATCCACAGGACCCGCACCAAGACGATAAGTGAAAGGACCCTTGCCACGAACATCAAGAATAATGAGTGCTATGTCCTTGTTTTTACGAAGCATAAACCACTTTGGATGACGGCGCTCACCTTTCATGTAAGTTGATTTACCATCCCTTAACAAAAGTCGAGGGTGCTCTTCCTTTAATCGCTCAACCGCTCCTTCCAGACCACCCTCGTCTGTCACAACAGTATCGTCAGGTGCTGGTATGTGTGCAGTTTCGTAACTATCAAACTGTCCACGTAGAACCTTGAGTCTTTCAGGAACTGATAAATCACTAATATTAGTACCATCATAAGAAAGAATGTCAAAAATATACAGACTCTTGCCACGTTTTATTGCATCTACAACAAAGTCTTTCTCTGTAAGTTTCTTGAGATGTTGCTGCGAAGCACCGCTTACACTTACATCCTCTGCATTAGAATCATATGCTGAAATACTATCCCCATCCCTTGTAATTATCAACCTCTTACCTTCGGGATATGCAGAAACAACCCAGTCACCAGTGAATCCACGGAATGCTTCTAAGTCTTTTAGAGAAAAGAGGCGATGCATTGGTAGCAATGGTGGAGGTCGTGCCTCATCTTCTTTCAATAATAGGTCAGGATTTAACATAATAGCCAAATCATCAGTCTTTAGCATTGCATCTTGATGAGCGGTTTGACCCATTTCGTTAACACGATTTTGATTGTTTACAGTAGAAGTAGGTTGCCAATCCGATGAAATGTATGATTCAGCAAGATTTGAAAAACGAGGGTCTTGCCAAATAGCCCTCATTGTTTCATTAGGAATACTATGATAAGTTTCAGGTTGCGTGAAAGTTCCAATTACTGGTTTACCGTTTTCATACTCCCAACCAAATGGTGATTGTCCTTCATAACCAAAATCCATAGCAGAAGATGAACCATACAAGTCTTGAACAGTATGATGTCTGGAAGATGTAGCAGGACCAACTGGAACAGAACCCCATCCAGCAGAAAGTATCTCCTGTCCCTGAGAGACTTCCCCTTCTTCTAAGTCTCCATGACTTACAATAAGATCGTGCATCAAAGATTTAACTCTATTTTTTACACCTTTAATATTAGGATTTGCCGAAGTCCCTCTTTTCCCATTACCAAACACAGTCATGTTTCTTTGTTGCATATCAATTGGCGAAAGGGGTATGTGTGAAAGATTATTTCTTTCTACTGCTCCTGATTTTTCTCTCATAAGTTTTTGAGTAATATAACGTAAGGGTAGTTCAAATCGCGATTGTAATTCCTTTGCCCTATCCTTAATTCTACCTTTTTGACCGCCTGTAAATTCTTTTAAAGCACCATGATGGTCATCCACGTATTGTCCACCATGAAGAGAATAGTCAGCATCATTTGCATGAAACTTGATATTAGTTGCTACCGAAGAATTTAGAATATCGGCATTTTTCATGACTCGCACTGGACGGTCAATGCTCTCAATCAAACGCTCTATCATATTAGCATGAGGTGCATCATTCGGTAGACCAAGGGATTCTAAAACATCTTCTACATCAGAAGACGGTAATACTTCTTGACCCAATTGTTTCACAGTATTACCTAACAACTGATGAGGATCGAAAACTCCATCATCAGACAATTGACTACTGGTCAAAGCCCGTTCTTTTGTGTGCCGATAAGAGTGAGTAGTAATTCCCTCTTGAGGCGGAAGTATACGAAGCATTCTTCCAGCATCTCTCAGCGCTCTTGAAGTTAAAGCCCAAAAAGCAGCAGGGTTTTCTTGGGGATTTGGGACTTGCTCAGAAGGAATCATATCTATTAAACGACGAGCCATTTCGATGTGCGCGTTATTATCTTGGTCATCTTTAGTATCCATGTTCTCTCTATTAGTAAGACTCATTTGATGTACAGGTTCATCTGAATATGTTTGTTTTTCAGCCTCTAGTAAAAGATTAGTTACACTATCTATTTCTTCTTCTGCGTCTGAAATTTGGTCAACAATTTTTTTATCAACCTCACCCGTTTGCTTCTGTTCTTCTAAACGCTCTTCTAATTCTTGTTTTAGACTAACTGTTTCTTCAAGATGTGAGTGAAGATCATCATAATTAGTTTCCCCCATAGGTGTGTCATAACCACCAAACATAGTTTTCTCTGAGAAATCAACCAAGTCCTCACCTTCATCCGGTTTTACTCTACCCTGATATCCAAAGAAATCACGAGGTGCATCTACTATATGTCCAAACGGATGGCGACCAGTTCTTAGTTGAGCCATGGTCAATCTCATGGCTTCTTGAGGGTCATGTGGTGGTCTCATTCTTCCAAAAATAGTGGCGTGTCGTCTAGCGACTCTTGATTTTTGATTGCTTTTAGGTAAGACTGTTCTTGCCGATGAGGTAGATTTTGGATTTGAGCCAAGCCCCGTAGCGCTACTTATTAAATTTGCAAATTTATTTGAATTGCCTTGGAACATCTCTTTCCTTTCTTCTTCACCTTTACCCTTAACGTCCATGGCGGAAGGAGCAGCAAAAGAAATAGCGTGGTCTGTGTAATTATTTTTTGGGTTAAGCGGAGGTCTAGTCGCTTTTCCTTCTCTAAATCCTCTAGGTGTAGAAACATCAAAACCAGAAATAATTTCTCCGGGTCTTACATCTCTCGGTAATATTTTATCATGAACAAGCGAAGAAAGCATTCCATACAAACCCTCAGTCATTGGATTCACGGTAAATTGTAAAGAGTCCTCCAATTCAGTTCCAATAATAGATTCTTCATCTTCCCCCATTTTTGGTAAAGGTGAGTGTAAGAAATGAATGAGAGAACTAATCGATCTTCCATGTCCTCCGTTGATTTGAAACTCACTAGCAAAGGGAAAACCAAGACCCATAAGTTCGCCTGTTTCCTTATTTTCAATAAACAAATTACGCTCTCGCTCTGGTAAATCTTCCTTACGTGGTCCGTTAAATCCAGTGCTATGTCTTCGATGAGACCCCCTAATGAGTTTGTGTAATCTAGCCTTATCTCCTTTTTCTTTCGCCATTTCATCAATTAGCATCATTTCATCTGCTGTAATCATAGGTTCATCAGAATGATATAGTTCAGTTGAATCTTTTGCGCCTAGTTCTTCATTTAATCCAACAAGATCGAGCAACTTACTACGAGTTAATTTATGAGGGCCTTCACTTACCTCATTGGTCTCGCTATCGATTACATTATGAGATTCTCTAAGTTCTTCCACCAATGCTTCTTGATAAGGCACTCCTTCTCTTTCCATTCGTTTTTGCACTTTTGTTTTGAATCCACGCTTTATGTTTGGTATATGAGGTAACTCCTTCACTCTATAATCATCCTCTTTAGGAGCAGGTAAAGTGAAATCCCTCATCTCTGAATAATCATCCATATCACTTTGAAAATCCGACGTAAGCATTTGTTCTATTCCAAGATTATTATTCAATTCACCAAGAATAAAATCGTACATCGATGAACCAGAAGAATGTTTTACATCTTTTAGTGCATCCAAGTATGCTGTCTCATCTGCTGCTTTTTCTGCTTGAGGATGGTCATGAGTGCCCTCTACATGGTTGTTTAGATTAGGGCCGTGAAAATTTTGCCCCCTCATATAATGATGAATTTCATGAGCAACTCTTTGTGCATAGTCACGATTTATTCTTCCAATAGATATTTTGAATCCATCACCAAGATCTATCATTTGTTTATCGCCTTTCCCTGTTCCATGTTGATGTAAATGGTCGGCAACTTTTGCTCTTTCAAGAGGCGTAAGCCATTCCATTCCATGTCTATAGCCGTCGTAATTCAAACGCTTTCTTAATTGATAAGATACGGAAGCAGGTTTATCCTCCCCCCATGTTTCTGGATTAGCGTAAATATCATCAGATTCTTCTCCATCCGTATTTACAGTGTAAGGCTCATCATGAGCATCATCACTAAGCCAATTATCAGCACGAGCCTCAAAATGTCTTTTTTGTAATTCAAACTCGTCTCGTGGTGGAGGTAAAGATGATTTTATTTCACTTACTAATTCTTGATTTTCAGCCTTCCATCTCTCAAAATCTCTTATGTAAAGTGTATGAGAATGAACGTCATTGTGAGGTCCTAAATGACTGTGTCTTGTGTCGGATGAAGATATATTTCTTTCAGTAGCCTCTGTGTTTACGAGTTGGTCAAGAGCCTGTGCTTGATTTATATTTTCATCTTTATCCATAATCCCTTGAATTTCAAATTGTAATCTAAGAGCGTTTTGTGAAGGCTCTCCACTTTCATCTCTTTCACTTAACATCGCACTAAATTCATCTTTTATTTCCTTGAGTTCATTTTTTGAAGGTTTGAATCCAGTTCCTATGACAATTGGATTTCTTTCCGCTTTGTCATATTTATCCTGTGCTCTCTCTACTATTTCATGCAGTTGAGATTGACTCATTCCACCCGGCACACTAGGTAAGTAAAAACTTCTCAATGCCTCTACCCAGTAAGGGCGACCAGTTACAGAATTCATTCTCTTCATTGGATGATGCATATTGTCATGTGGGTGATGCACTGGGTAGTGACCATCAGGCCCCGGAGGACCTAACTCAATCTCTTCCGAAAACATATCTAAGGCGGAGGGAAGATCTCTAATTCTACCACGCCAAGGATGGCCCAAATCATGCATTATCTCACTTTGTCTGTTAAGTGAAGATAATTTATCTACATTTTTAGTGATGATATCAGACATTCCTTGTGTCCATTCGCCTCTAAGAATCATGTCACAAACATTGTCTTCCCATGACTTTACGAAGTCATCTTCGCCTTGACGATGAAGATTTAAGGAAGAGAAAAAATGGTCAGCAACAGCATTATCATAATCCAATCCGTCAACAACTGACTTCAACAAATTATGCCGAGTACGAAGGTATTCGTCAAATGCGTCTGCTTCCACACGACCTCACCCTCATTGGCCCATCATGTCACGCATTTTACTAAGAATTCCATCAACTACTTGGCGGTCAACACCATTTCCATCATGAGGATTTAACTGTCCTGACAATTTATCAAAAGACACAGATTCAGATCTTGAGCCTTTGTTTGCAACGTCATCTCCGCCGTATAGATACTGATTGGTTGTGTAATAGGCACTGCGTGTTTGTCCACCGCTCTCAGCCATGAACATAACTCCACCGGGGTTGGAATCGTATGATGTTGTGAAACCCGGTTGTGCTCCTGCCTCGGACTTCTCTACATCCATTTTACAACCCATTTTCATGCAACCCATCTTGTTCTTCTCTTTACCACACTCAGGACACATTTCACTACCTTTCTGTAGACCATCCATTAGAATGACATCACCATGAGGGGACATTTTGACATTGTCCATTTTATCAATAATTTTCTTACATTCGGCTTTTGATACACCGCATTCTTTAGCACACTCTTCAAGGCTGGCAGCGCCACCTTTCTTTTTGAGGCAAGAGATAATTTTCTGTTCGTGACCTTCACCTTTTTCGACCTTACCATGAACCTTATCGCATTGTGCCTTTTCTTTTGCTGAACATTCTGAGTATTTCTTACCGAAGTTCTTCATGCAGTATTTGTCCTTTTCAGCCATACTAGCCTTTGTTTTCATGTCCTTTGCACCCTTACCATCAGCGGCAAAAGCAGGGACTTTCTTTCCCTCATGCTCAACCATCTCTAACTTCTCAGCCTTCTCAAGAAGTCGTTGTGCTTTTTGAAGTAAGTTAATCGCATCTTTACCTACTGGGGATGGTATTGGTCTCATTATTACACCTCTGTATTTTTTGCTTGGTCTGCCATCTCATGAATTTCTTCCCAACTCATAAGATGAATTTCTTCATTAGTAAAAGTGTCATTTGCTTTGAGAAGTGTACCTTCATCAGATCGAAAAGCATCGGTTTGAACATCTTCACTTAATGGAGTCATGGTAGCAACAAAACCAGCCTTACGAAGAAGGGACGTTGGGTCGTTGATAATACGATGCAATCTTTGATTTTCATTTTTTAGAATTTGGAGGTCATGGTCCATAGATTCCATTTTTGTGACGAGAGTAGACATCAAGCGCTCAGTGGGGCTTTCAGTAACCTCATCACTCATGATATTCACTCTCCACCGGGCACAAAGTTTCCAAATGTTCCACGATGGACACGCATTGGACCACCTGTTCTTGCTGGGATAATTGAGCCGGGTAGAACACTATCTCTTTGTGAGACATCAAACTTTTCACCAGTCTCGTTCATCTTGTGGACAGGCACTCCTGCTACGAAACTATTCTCAACTTCACGTTCACTCTTTACAATCTCAAGATGAATGTCATCTGAAAGGTATCCTGCGAATTTTTGAATCTCATTAAGATGTGCTTTTGCTACTTCCGCATCACCATTTTCTAGTGCTTTGGTAAAGGCTTCTGTATGCACACCCAACTTTCTAGCCATTGGGTTCATTTTGCGTAGGTCCATGGTTATCCCTGCCTCTCGTACCATAGTCTTGTTAAAAGAGGTTACGCACCTCGCGGCCTTCTAGCATTTTGTAATGCGTTAGTATTTGTTTCTTGTATAGAAGGAGCAGGGCCACGTTGTTGAACACTTGTAACTGGAGATCCTGAGCCGGGTGAGCCACGTTGTTGAGGTCTTGCTGGACTACGAGGTGTTCTCATACCCATGCCTTCACCACCGGGTTGTGAAGGTGGGACTGGCATACCGCCACCCGGAGGCATACCCGGAGGCATACTTCCCCTCATTTGCATAGCACCGGGAGGCATACCACCCATGGGCATACCCGGAGGCATACCGCCACCCGGAGGCATACCTTGCTGACCCTCTTCTTGCTTTCGATAAACGAATCGAATGTCCCTATCCCCTTCTTCAAGTAATTCAGGTTGATAACCCAGCATAGACATACGTTGTGCAAGGTTAACTTCCATTTCGTCACGTCGAAGACGAGTAATTTCATCTTCCTCTTCATTTGGATATAGAGTTATTTTCCAATCGGTAATGTTCATTTCTTTCAACAAAAGTGGGAATAAAGTTTCAGTGTAAACTTTCTGTCCAAACTCAACCGCTCGATTTGTAACAAGAATCTGTAGACCCTCATTATTTAGCCCACCCGATTTACCGTTATCAATCATGAAGATTGAAGATACACCATAGAAAGCAGCAATGCGGTTTCTTATTTCATCACGTACAGCGATATACTGCATTTCTTCTAATGTATCCATGAACTTAACCCAGTTTACACCACCACGACCGCTTTGTGATTCAATACCGACCTTTGGAATGTAATGAGGATCTCTCTCCATCTTTTCATCCACAGACTTCCAAAAGGACTTCATGGATTCAAGGTTATCAGTAGTTACAGAAACTATACCCTTCGGAATACGACGTTTTTGGTACGCAGTATAAATATAATTATCCATCGCCGTAAGAGTCATGGCTTGTCGCCACATCGTGTTTACAGGGGATGTACCATACAACTTAGATGGGTTATACTTACTTATGTGAATAACTTCACCCTTGGTATAATACTGATTCTTTCCTGAACCAGACATATTCACGTAATGTGCATCTACCAAACGAGAGCCACATACTGTACACGCAGGTTCTTGACCCGGATATGCTACTTGGTCACGATGAATCTTACAAATCTTGTAACGACCACCACGAACACCACGCTTGTCAGCGATAATTCGCATAAAGATAGGGTCGCCTCTGATTACTTGTTTCACACGATAAAATTGTATGTCACCAGATTCAGGGTCAACATAGTACTCCTTTATGAGAATTAAAAACGCATCATCTACAATGTTCAAGTCACGCTCGATTTCATAGAGAACTTGGAGGAATGTTTGCTCCATGGCGTTCCTCTCTTCAAGAAGCCAACGCCCATAGATAATTTGCTCAGAATCAGGATCGCGAACTTCACCACCACATGTCTTACACATATCTACATCGTGTTGAAACTCTTCACCACAATCCATACACTTCTTCCTAAACTTCTTTTCCCAGTAGTACCCACGTCTAAATACTTCTTGAATTAATTTAGAAATTACTGTTCGTAAAATTAAATTTTCATTAGATACTGCATACAAAGCAGGTAAAGTAATACCCTGTGCTAGAACAGGTTCCTGAATACCTGTGGTATACAGAGGCATTTGTGGTTCAGGTGTAGTTCTTCTTCTAAACGGACTAGCGAGAGCCGAAAGAAATCGGGAAACAGGACTTTGATTATCTTCTGCCATCATAGACCCTCCGCGTATTTACCAATTGTATCCATATCTATACCCCATCCTTGTAAAAGTTCTTGAGTCTTCTTAGTATTATCCTTCCAATTTTCATATCGGACAAGGCGCTTCATCTCTTCTTTTCTTTGTATATCTTTTTCATCAATGAATGCCAAAACCGCCTTGGCTTGGACATCTTTCATACGTATGTGAGGTAGCACCCCCGTTAGGAGTTTGCGGATGTCCGCTTTTGAATAAAATTGCAAACGGTGTTGACTTCGTTGAGAATCTTTGTACACTTTATTGTCTAATTGTAATACTCCACATTCTAAAGTCTTATGAAGATTTTCACAGTGCAGACGGCCCCTATCTCCAGTAGCGATAAAACCAGCCCTCGGCTCCCCTCTCTCGGTAATCGTAATATATCCATCAGCGTCAAGGAACCCAGCACTGTAAGCCCATGGATCTTTAAGAACAAGTCCTTGAGAATCGAGAACAACATAAGTACCGCGTGAAGCACCTTTGATGATGTCCACTTCTTCTCCATATAGATTTAGTAAGGAAGATAATTTTTTGTCTGTAAATGACTTCTTCATTAATCCAGCGTCATGTAGATTTCTTCTAATATCAGTTGAACGCATGGGGCCTTTTTCAAGAAGTTGTTCTGCCGCAAATCGTAGATAATCTCGATCGGATTTGCTTAGTGCGTCGATTTGATGTAATGTGCTTCTCCACATCTTTCTCGCATCACTTCTAGTGCTCATAGCACTAGCCCATGCTCGTTGCTCTTCTTCTCCCCAAACATCCTCAAACTCATCAAGCATTTTTAGAGCAGCATCTGCCTCATTCCAAAGATTACAAGCCTGTTGAAGAGATACAGATCGACTCTCCCCAAACTTACGTAGACTTTTGAGACTTCTATCACTTAACCCCAGTTGCTTCATGACATCTGCATATTCAGGACCCCAAGAAAGATTCATGATTGTTGCCTCAGTTTCAAGTGCCTTTATCATCCGTATATCATCTATAAAAGCATCAATATCACTTCTTTCATCTTTCATGGAACGGCGCATTTTACGAAGGCGCTTTACAAGTTCATCTGCTCCGCAGCCCATGCGAGACTCAAACCATCCATCTCCGTTGTTGAATAATTGCTTCAACATAGGATGTGATTTAACCACCTGTTGTGTGGGTAACTCTGAGGCTTGCTCAATAAGCGCTGACCCCCACATACTTTGACCTCACGAGTGACCTCTACTTAACGCCTACCATTTTCTTCATTGATTTAGTCTTCTTTTTTTGTTGCTCAATAAATCTACGATAGATATTAGCCTCAGTGGTTTTACCCATTTCTCTCGCCCTTTGTTCCATGGCAATAGCAGCCTGTGTCTTATGAGCATGACTACGACCGCTGTTTTTTATTTTTACAAGAGATTGTCTTGCTTTTGCAGGGTTTTTGAATCCTAAGTTATGTATAGTGCCTTTTGGATTTTCATCCGTGTATAAATCGGAATGCTTTTTTGAATTAGCAGGTTGTCCTTTCTTACGAGGTATACGGGGACCTTTTTCTACTGCCATTTTTACATTCGTAGGTTTTCCACCAACACCTTGTCTTTTGGAGCGTTTACGTTTGGTAGCAGCGCGTTTTTGACCCTCAGTCATTTGACCTGCTGTCTTTGGGGTTTTACTTGAGACCTTTACACTTGGTCTACATTTCGGATAGCCTTTACTACCCTTCTTTGCTTTGGAGCGACCACAAGGTGGATGTTTACCGTCCTTGTCTTTACGAGACACGTCCACCCACTTTTCTTTGAACCATCGGTTCAAATTTTTACGGACGAGAACATCACTCATTTTTTCGCCGCCCACGCATCACAAACATGATCGGCACGACAATTAAAATCATACCACTCACAATAACCAGTCATAGGGTCATCAGTTGCTGACGAATCCCATGCCTTACAATTACCACACTTCTTTGGACCAGTGGCTTTACGATAATTAGGCGCATCCTCTTTACCTTTGAGGAAAGCCCAAGCCTTAACCATAGAAGCGTGACTCATTTCTTTTTCTTCCCCTTCTTTCTAAACTTACCACGGCAGTATTGTACAGCCCAACCATTCGCATAAGCAGAGGGGTAAACTTTGAATTTTCTTTTAGCAGCAGCCTTTCCTTCTGGACATAATTTCTTTTCTAACGAATCCCAAGCCAATGTCATGGGTCCACAATGTTCACAATCACAACTCAACAGTTCCACCTCTTTAACGCTGCACCCTTGGGGGTCAATTTACCTTTCTTTGATGTTGGTCCTTTCATACCACCCATACGAGCACAGAATGATTTACGACGTTTGGCTTTCTTAGAGCCGGGTTTGAGTTTACTTGGTTTGGTGGTTACAGGGGGTTTCAAGTTAGCACCTGTCTCTCGCTTGAACTTAGCCCGACCTTTAGCACTTAATCCACCTTTCCTGTGATGGCGCTTTGGATTGTATCCATGAAATGGCTTGGACTTCTTTTTTGCTTTCATAACAGCCCAAGCAAGTTCACTGGGACTACAACAGTCACAGAAATCAACAGGCTCTCCTTTGATAATTGCCTCTATCGCTTCTTCATAGTCTGATTTCTTCTTTGTATCAGGATCGGCTTCTCGCTCAGGTTTCTTACCTCCCGGTTTACCAAGAGAGATAACAACGACCATGCCGTGTTTTTTACCACCTAACTTCTTTTCTTTCATTGTCGTCCCTCCCTCATCATTTCTATTTGCTGACGTAACAGAGCATTTTCTTCTTTGAGTCTTTGAATTTCGGCTATGTAACCTGCCATTTGTTGACTCGTCATGGTAGCCATTCTCGGACCATCTTCCGGTCCTCTATATTGCTTAAGCAAAGCCCAAGCCTTCTCTATAGAAGCGTCACTCATGGTATCATCCACCCATCACTTTTTCGTGGCTTCCCACTTAACCAATTATCAAATCCGGGAAGATAATCGTCTAACATCATTATTGACCCCTTGAATTCTTTAGTTCCCCAGTTGGCGAGAGCGAGGGCCATTGCTAAGTCGTCGTGAGTACCCACACTTTCAAGTCTTCCATTCTTTTGCATTCCAAAACGATTCAATTCTTCTTCTAATTTGTGAGTGAAAGCCTTACTTCTTTCGTCTCCGTATGGCGTTTTTATTTGTCCTTGTTCAAAAGCGAGAAGCAAAGACATGAATAAACTCTCTTTACGTGTGCGCGTGGTCATGAACGTGCGTATAGGAATATCATCTCTAATCTCTTGTAACTCCATAGCAAACATTCGCTGGAAGTTGTTACCCTCAAGTTCAATGAGGTCAGGTTGGAACTTGTTATTGAGAATAATAATCTGACGTTTCTGTGCCATAGAAGACATACCTCTCTCATGCACAACACTTACGATTTGTTTCTCATTCTCTCCCGGTGGCATACGTAATGTGACCATCGCTGTAAAGTCAGCATTTTTATCTGATGCGATCGCTGTATCCCAACCGATGAAGTGTTGCCCAAAGATTCCAATTTCTTCTCCGTCTTCATTGAATTCATTTTCTGCTCGTTCCAACAAAACAAGATTAGGGTCACGGGCTTTTTCAAGAATATCCGAAGGAAACATACTCGCTACGTCGTGAATTGGTTCACACAAATATTCACGAGTAAACTGTATCGCTGGCATGGCTCTTCTTCTTTCTTCTAACGCTTCTAAATCCCAACGCTCAGGCCAAAGAGCAACACCCTCGGCGTTAATCGCGGGATATGTTTCGACCACAAACGCATCTTTCTGTTCCAATTCTGCATACAAATCGTTGTACGAGAAAGGTGTCCCGACCATCATTAGACGAGCAGTATGGTGGAGAACAGGGAGCAGTACACCATAGAACCAGTCAGCAGCACGTTGTAACTCTCCACCAGTTGTACCCCACAAAATATCATCACATACAACCACATCAGGATGGAAACCACGAGTTGCTCCACCAACCGACTTAGCCATGATACGACTTCCGTTGGTAAACTCAAAGTAAGATTTCGCCCATGGTTTTCCTGTCGGACGTAAGTGACGAAGGCATGGGGTTGAATCTATACAGTTACGAATGAAACGCATATGTTCTAGTGTCTGTTCAAGAGAATGAGAGAAAACCATGATGTGAGTGCCGGGCTTAAATGCACCAATCCACAACGCATACGCCATGAACAGTGTAGATTTACCATGGTCACGAGATGCTTTTACACAATAGTAACGATGATTCGTTAGACCATCATCCCATAATTGATGATGATGAGAATAATGGAATCCCAAAATTGACTCAAAAAAGAAACGGAACGATCTAGAAGCCATCTTACCATCCATCTCGATGATAAGTTGCTTGGTCTGTTCATTATCATCGGACACCAACGAAAGACCTCCTGTTGCCTTTTCTCATATTTTCTTCCTGAGCATCATATATTCTTTCAAAATCATCGTAAAGAGTCATCAATTCTTGTTGTTGTTTTTCATCAATAGATGATTGATTGGAAGGCGAGGCTTTAGCACTACTCATTTCACCATGTTCAGTGTGCTTTGGTCCCTCACCCATTTCGCCATATATATCTGTTAAAGTGTTTCCATAAAGGTCCGTTTGAGGTTTTGTTTCAGTTGTCGGTGGTGCAACAGTTGGTGGTGCAACAGTTGGTTGTTTGATACCGACATCCAGCGTGTCTTGAATTGTCCCTGCACCAGTTTTTGGTGGCGTCGCACCCGCCGAAGTATGGAGGTCGGAGGAAGAGAGGTTTTCCCCGACGGGTGGACTTAGAGTTTTTCCAGCAGCCCTCATACCGAGACGCTGTAAAGCAGGTTGTAATTGTCGTTGAGTAAGATATCCTGTAGTACCCGCACTACCGAGAGCAGAGAATAGGTCAGTCCCTGATTCATTTGCTCGTTGAAGCGCCATTAAACCAGCAAGCCCTCCCAAACCATAAGAGGCATATCTACCGATATTTGCACCTAAACCAGTTCTATCTAGTGCTTGTTGAAATGCAGCCTCTTGTCCCGCTTTATCCGTAGGGTCAAGTTGACTCGACAAATTACGAGCAATACGTTCTTGTAATGGCATTTTACTTTCATATTTTTCTTGTCTTGAGCGCATTGTTCCTCTACGACGCTCAGGAGTCATGGCAAGGTCAACATTTACACCTAATTGAGCAAGCCTCTCAGCATCATGATCTATATCCAGTGCTTGAGGCCCAATTGGTATCTTGGTTTCAGGATCTATACGAGAATAGAAACTTTCAGTAGGCTTAAGACGTGTAACACCGGGGCTATAGAATAAATTACTATCTCGTTGCCCAAGGGGAACTTGAATTGGTCCTAATTGGACTGCCATACCATCTTGTTTCAACACGAGTACAGGTTTCATTAGATTCCCCCCATACTTACTTTGACTACTTTAATTACATCAAGAGGCACGTTGAGTTGTTTAGAAAC